GACAGAATAAACTACATCTTCATACATTTGTGCAATATTCATACCTGTTTGTGCATCAATAGTGTTTGTTTGTGAAGTATCGTCATTGTGATTGTATGTTACTTCTCCCTCATTGTTCATAGCTCCAATAGTGAAACCAACCTCATAAACATCATGATCTGTAGGTAAAGTAAATTCATAATCATTGCTTGTACCGCCATGTTTTTGATATTCAAGCTCTAAATGATGTCCATCCATTCCTCCATAATATTCCCAAGTATCATCAATTTTTACTAAGGAATTTTCAGTTGGAGGCACAACAATATCAGTAACCTGTTCTCCATCTTCAAATGTTTCTGTTTCTACAACTTCTTCAGCTATAACAGGATATGGAAAGGCTAGAAAAAATATTATTAGTAATCTAAAAAACTTATTAGCCACCGCAGTTACAATTTTTACAACAATCCATTAGCCGCCTATCTTCCATATAATTTCTGTTATTTCTCCTGATATACCGCTTACTATTGTTATTACTTCAGCCAATCTTTCATTGCCATTTGTAACTTCTGCTTTTAATACTGCGACTTCATTTGTTAGCTGTTGTACTGTTCTAAACAACCAAGCCACCAGAGCAGCTAACCCACCCTGTAAAATTTGACTAGGATTTATTTTGATATTTCCATTCATAGTATTAATTTACTTTAAAAACTAAATATTTTGAAATTTTTGTTTTGCTTTTATCTTCTGAATCTTCAATAAAATAACACTCTGATCCATGTGTTGATTTTATTTTAAAAAGAATTTTTCCATATTTCCAGATAATATTTTGTGTTGGAGGATCTATAAAATCAGTACCGGCAATAATATATCTTATCTTTTCATTTTTTTTAAAATTCGGTATCCTCATCTAAATCAATATAGTGCATTTTTTTTGCAACTTTCCTATATTCATTTATATCAACAACATTTTGTAGTAATTTATCTTCTTCTTTAACTTTTTGTAAAGTCAAAGAATGAATAAGGTTTACTAAATCATCATAAGGAAAGTCTCTTAAAATTTGTATATTTCCATTAACCATAACAATAATTTCAAAAAGATCTCTTCTGGTATATACCATTCGGAAAATTCCTGTAATGTTTTGAAGATTATAATCAAACTGTATTCCTCCATAATGATCGTTTGAAAATATTTGATCTTCAATTAATGGATCTATAGCTTGTTTGTTTTGAACTCTGTCATATAAACCAAGTTTTACTAAATGTTCTTTAAGGATCTCATATCCTCTATTTATATCATCAGAATAAAGAGTCATGATTGTAACTTACGTTTAATCTATACATAAATGGTTTATGGTCATGAATTGTGCATCTTTCGCCATCAATATTGTGATTATCTGCTCTTAAATCAGAAATTCTTTGAGCATAATCTTTAATAAACAATTCACTCATAATTGTCATACTACAAACCCATCCATTTTCATTTCTTCTTAATAGATCTAATATTCTTTGTTTATCAGATTTAGTTTTTGTTTTCATATTTCCCCCAACAATGTTTACTACTGTTCCAATGGTGCCAACCATCAACTCTTGATAACCATTCAGCTGCTTTAATGTTAGTCAATGGATCATACATATTCAGCTGTCTTTTATAAATATCTTTTTCTAACCATTCTTCAGTTCTGTTGTTAAATTGAAACAAGCCCTGATCGTAGGATCCATCTTTGTTATAACCCTTAGCTAATGATTTTCCCCTTGACTCGCACCAAAGAACAGTTAATGCAAGAGCTTCATCCTTTTTAAAGTGGGCTGCAATGAAAGGAATCCACTCTTGCACTTGTTCTACTATTTCGCATTGTTCAGGAACTCTGTATAGATCTTGTTGAGTATCAATTTCAAAATCTACCATTCCTAATAAACTGCAACCTAGTAGAAAATCTAACATTATGTAAAAGCAGATAGATCTATAGTTACATCAGCACTACTTCCACTTACATTTGTTATAGAATAGCTTTCTGGAAATCTTCTTTTTAGATCGTATCTTTCTACTTTGCTTATATCACTATCGTTTACAGAACCAATTCTTTTTCTTTTATGTAGCATTAAATTATAAGCTGCATCCCAATTCATATTTCCATTAGCTATAGATAAAGCATAATGAATTCCTTTTTTACCTGTATAAGTTAATAATGTACTACCCCAGAAATCACTATGATATGTAAAAGTGTATTTCCAATTATATTTATTCATGAAACCCAATCCTTAACATATTTTTTATGAATTCTAGGAATACCGGATTTATTTAATGTTGCTCTTTGTTTACCCTCTGAGCAATCGCAATCTTCTTTCCAAATATCCATATATTCATTTTTTTGTAATAAGTAAACTTGCTGCCTTACTCTTTTTATTTCAGAATCTAAAGAGCATATTTCTCCCTCTAGTTCTAAAGTTGATCTAACTTTTTGTAAATCTGAAATATTTATCCACATTTTCAACCTCCATTTTTTTATATATTATCTTCTATACTCTTCTCTACTCTACTCTACTCTGTAACATCACTATAACGTAACAGTAACGTAACAAATAACGTTACCCATCAGGATCTAACCCAATAGATTTCATTGTTTCTTTATATTTCTTTTTAGATTTTTCTTCGGCTTTTCTATCTCTATATGCTTTTTGCCTAGCAGCGTTCATCTTTCTGTAACTATCTAATTGGGCGTACTTATCTTCCCAATCGTGTACGTAGTACCCAGATTTCTTTTTATCCACAAAACCTGCATCAACCATAACCTCTAGTAAAGATAATCCATCCCATACTAGATCAGCTGTTAATTCAGGATGTGGAATATGCCCTGCTTTTTTACCATACTCAAATGAATAAGCCCACAATCTAACTAAAGCTCCAAGTGCTTCCATTTGAGACAATCCATTCTGTTTTGCAAATAAAATTAGTTTTGGATTTCTAATAAAAGAAACATCTACTTGAATCCAAGACATCACTCCCCTTTATCATTCTCTGTTTGATTAAAGGTTACAAGATCCTGTATTTTATTCTTAACATTCTGCATATTATTAATGTTAATTTCAGTTTCTTTTATGCCCATTTTTGATATAGCTTCTGTGTAAAAAGCCTTTGCATTGACTTCATTATGATTTGTAGCTGCCATTGCAAATTCTTTTACATTGTTAAGAATATGCGTTTGAGACTTAGATAAGTCCTCAACCATATCTAATTCTTCTAAATGCTCTACTTTTGTATCTATTGTGCTTTTAGAAGCCTTTTTAGGCATAGTTTGCTTTCTAGGTGCAATTCCCTCCATTTCTTCAAATAAAGGCTTTTCTGAGAAAAGAACACGTAAACACCTACCTCTAGCAACTGATTCCGCTTTCTCTAGTTTTTTATCTAATTTGATCTTTTCTGCACCATGACCTGTGCAAATTGGATCAGAATCTCCATTAAAGAAAGTTGCTTTAAACACAACTAAATCATCTATTTGATTAACAAGTTCTGTAACAAGTCTTCCCTCTGGATATTCCTCATTCATTCTTTTAATAAGATCATCTACTTTTACATAATCTTCTAAGAAATTAGCTGCCACTTTGTACCTCCTCTAGCTCTTTGCTGTAATATAACTCATCAGTAAACTTTTTTAATACTTTTACTGTTTCTCCTTTAGTTATTTGCCCTTTAGACAAAACACTAATTAACGCAAGTAATTTACGTATTAGATCTTCTCTAAAACCCATGATCAACCTCCTTTTTAAATAGATTTTCTGCTGTTAATATTTCTCCTCTATTGAGTCTTTTTTCCCAATTTAAGAGATTCTTTTTGTACCATCTCTTTTCATATAGGTAAAACGCACCCATAACTAATGCTGTAGATATAGCCATGAAAGCACATAATGCCCATACAAAGATAAATGATTGTATCCATATTTCCATAATCAACCTCCTAAATAAAAGATTACTATAAATTTTAAAATTTGTCTTTAGTTTTGAAAAAATTTGTCAAACTTATAATTTATAATAGATCAATAAAATAAGCACTTTTTGGAACTCCCCCTTTGGTACGTGAGTAATCAACCTCCATAAGTGCAAAAAAAAAGAGGAACTTAAAAAAGTTCCTCTTTTTGTTTCATTATATGAATAAGAAACCGCAAAGTTCTATTGCTAGAATCCTTTAAGTTCCTCTTCTAACTCTAGCAGCTTTTCTTTATTTTTCTCAGCTAAATAGCTAATTAAATCAAATAATTCATAATAAAGAATAGTTAGGAGATTCCTAACATCAATTCTGAATTGTAACCAAGTTCTGGTCAAGCACCCTGCTCGTATGTAGCTTTTGGTTTATATTGTTCAAGTGCGTGTTGAATAACAGTAATGAAACCAGATAGAAATGAAACCCCTAAAAGCTCCATTAAATCTGCATCTATAATTCCTGTAGAATTTGCAAGATACAATGATATTGCTGATTGCATACCTGTTCTAAACGCCTTAGATAGCATAAATTTCCAATACGCTACCCATTTTTTATCTTTCATTTATTTCTCCTTAAAAAGGTTTATTACCTTTTAATAATAATGCTTCAAGAGATCTCATTTTAGCCTTTAAAGACTCAATCTCTTTTTCTAGTTCTTTTAATTTTTCTTCTATAGATCCTGTATTTATTGGATGATCTTTAGATTCATTGCTTAATTGTGGGCTTTTTACTTCTTTGATCCAATTACGTAAATAATCTCCACAACAAGCGGTAGCTTTAAAATCTGAATGTGGTTTTATTTCTCCGCCTATTTCTTGCCATAATTCTTTTATAGTGTTCAATGCTGCTTCTGATGGTGTATCTTCTGCTGCTCCAAGCCAACAAACTGAATAATAATGCTTATTACCATCATTTGTGCCTTGTGAAGCCGGTCTAGCTCCTTTACCTCTTCCAATGTATAAATTACCTGAATTACCTACTAAAAAGCTGTATCCAATATCGTTCCAACCTCTATCTACTTGATGAAACTTTTGTATGTTTCTTAATTGTTTAAATTCTTCATCTTCTGTATTGGGAGCTGCCATAGCTGTATAATGTACAGCAAGACCTTTAATATCTATATTCTTTGAATATCCTTTTTTAGGAGGATTAGCTCCCCAATCTTTTCTTGATATTTCTTTCATATTTACCTTATAACCCTAATATTACCCCATTTATCTTTTCCACCCAAAACCATTGTTAAAATACCTGAAGTTGAATTTCCTCCATAAACATTGTCAAACCATTCTGATCCAGAGTCTAAACTAGGTGCTGTAGCTATTAATCTATCTCCACCTGCATCAAAAACAGAAAATGTATGATAATGCCCCATTAAAAGAACATCTGTATCTGCTGCCATTGATCTAGCTAAAGATTGATTAGCTAACCAAGTTTTAGATTTAGCTTGATGATTAGATCCACCAACACGCATCTGATGTCCATGAACCAACGATAAAACCACGTTTGAAATTTCAAAAGTTAAAGTTAATTCATTTTCTGGCATAATAAAATCTATTTTATTTTTAAAAGCAGGAGATTCTTTAAAGATCTCAGCTAATTCTTCTCCAAGCATTACATCCCTGTTATCTCCAAAAGTTGTGTAGGCTTTACCATTCTTTCTATTTTCTCCATGATTTCCTCCACAAAACGCAACTAAACCTTTATCAAACATAGGTACAATCTCTTTAATCATTGTATAGATCATTCTTCTAGCTACTTTTTGCTGCTGACGATCATCTAATTCGGTAGTAAATTCTTGCATGGAATAAAAATTACTGCACCCCTCAACGATATCGCCTAATCCTGCAAACAAAACTTGATTAATAGGCTCAGTTTTTCTTAATGCTTTTATCTGTTCTTTAATTACAGGTATTGCTGCCATCCATTTTTCAATAGTTTCTTCTGTACCCTCTTTTCCGATCTGAAGATCAGAAATACAAATTACATAAGTTTTGCCTTTTTTTAACTTCTGTTTTTTATAAGGTTTTATCTTTTTAGTGCTATCTAATAGTTTTTTAAAGTCATCATCAGGCATTTGATTCTTAGAAGATA